AACTCAAAGAAATTCCTTTGGCAGCAAAACGATTGCTGGCAAATAAAAGGGTGTGGATGTGATGAGGGCAGGAGAATTGGACAAGAAAGTGACTATTCAGTATCCGGCAAAAACCAAAAACAGTTTTAATGAGGATATCGAAACTTGGACAGATTTAGCAACAAACATTTGGTGCAGCATAGAACCTGTCTCGGGTAGTGAACGGTGGTTGCAGCAAGAAAGAGTCAGTGAGGCAACATTTAAAATAAAAATGCGTTATCGGGCAAATCTCAATTCGACCATGAGAGCGAAATATAAAAACAGGTACTTTCAATTCCTCGCTGTGCTTAACTTGCACGAAGATAATATAGAACTCATAATCCCATGTAAAGAGGTGATCTGATGGTAATTGAAGAAGCACTAATAACTTATTTGTTAACACAATCCGGTTTGACTGCTTTAATTTCAAATCGGATTTATTTTTTAAAGCTTCCGCAGACTCCAACGCTTCCGGCGGTGGTCATACAAAAGATAGACTCCCCTAAATTGCACGGGTTTAGTGCTGATTACGGAGCAATGACGCGGATTCAAGTTACCTCTTGGGCTTTAACTTATACGGGGGTTTCGGCAGTACAGGAACAAATCAGGTCATCTACTCAGAATTACATGAATCAGACGATGGGGGGTGGAGTGTCTGTCAAAAACATCGAATTTGACGAGGGCCCGGATAGTTATGAGGACGATACTGGAAGATACGGCAAGATAATCGACTTATTAATCTGGCACACGGAGGCATGACATGAAACAGATCAACAAAGACACGTACAAGCGGTGTCAAAAGAAAGGTTTAAAGGTTAAGCGAAGTAAACACAGGTTTTGGAGGATGGATGTTCACTAAAAGACCGGGAGGTCTTATTTTTATGTCCAAAGGAGGTGATTGAATGAGCTTTTATCATGGCAAGAGTTCAAGAGTTTATTTAAACGGTAATTCCATGTCGTCCTACATGGATAACGTCAATGTCAGTATGCAGGCTGATACGGTTGAGACAACTACATTCATTGATACCGCAAAGCAATACATCATGGGATTGAAAAATGCTACCTTATCAGCAGAGGGGTTTGGTTCAGGGACTACCGGAGAGATAGACAAATATCTACAGGATGCATTGTCGACAACTGAAAATATCTGGAACTGGTACCCTGCAGGTGAATCATCCGGTGTCAATGGGTACGGGCTGAAAGGATATGACACTCAATACGACGTTAAAGCGTCAATTTCCGGTGCAGTGAGGGTTGCTGCGGCATGCCAGTCCAATATGGGCAAGGAATCCATAACATGCATTAGACCTCTGGCAGTAGCAACAGCATCATCTAGTGGCGCGGCTTTGAATAATACCACCAAGTCAACCAACGGTGGCGCGGGGTATCTTTATGTTACCGCAACAAACACATCGGACGCATTAATCGTTATAGACCATTCGTCCGACGGGTCGAGTTGGGAAACAGTGGCAACATTCTCAACCGCACAAGCAGGGGCGTCAGCTCAGAGGGTGGCAATCTCAGGCGAAATAAGGCAATACGTTAAGGCATCGGCAACATTAACAACAAACTGCACCTTTGGTGTGGCATTAAACAGGTCGTCACAGACCTAAGAGGAGGTAATATTATGGCATTTTTTCACGGCAAAACAGCTAGGTTTTTTATTGACAATTCAGCAGGGACATTGACCGACATTTCAACGGGCATGAATGATTGTTCGTTGCCACAGGCAGCCGATACGGTTGAGGTAACAGGATTCACGGACGCGGCAAAACAATATGTCATGGGGCTTAAATCTGCGAATGGCTCAATATCGGGTTCGTTCTCGTCTGCTATCGACACGGTTCTCGCTGGTATCGTAGGCAGCACGGATACAAAATCTTTTGAATACTATCCATTCTCCACGGCCACAGGCAGCATTGAGAAAAAAGGTGAATGTTTCGTAACCTCATATGACGTCAAATCCGGCGTAAGTGGGGCGGTCACATACTCAGCAGGCCTTATTGTATCCGGTGGTGTGACAAGTACAACAGCAGCATAAAAAATAGGAGGATTATTCATGACAAGGGAAGAGATTTTAAATTCAAAATGCTTTGGAACAAAGGAAATTGACGTACCTGACTTCGGAAAAGTGAATATTCGGAAATGGTCTGGAAACGATAGAGCTAAGTTCCTGCAGGCATCCATAACGGTTGACAGCGGAAATGTAGATGTGAAATACGAAAAAATATTTGACAACATGTCACTCGTAGTAGCATTGAGTCTATGTGACGAATCAGGCAAACGCATGTTTAACGATGATGAAATCGGTCTGGTGGGCGAACTCAACGCTGATGTAATTCAAAACATCTATCAAGAGGCACTTGTCCTGAATTCGCTCGTACAAAAGTCAGTTGAAGAAGCAGCAAAAAACTTGAAGCCATTCCTGAGCGAAAATTCTACTTTGGCTTAGCATTAGAACTGCATATGACAGTAAGAGAATTGCTGGGCAGGATATCATCCGAAGAGCTCACGGAATGGCACGCTTATTTTGCGTTAAAACGCGAAGAGGAAGAATGGGCAAACAGGGGAGAGTAAAAACCTCCCTTGCATTTTTTGACAATCAAGGTATATAATATTCTCATATAATATAATTAAATATGTTGGGGGTATTATTTATGGGATTATTTAAAAGCAAGGAAGAAAAAGAGACTCAAGAAATTGAAAAACTTCAACAAAGGTTTCATTTGGATAATATCAACAAAGAAGAACTTGCGATTATTAAACGTATTGTGTCTGACTTGACTGGAAACGGATTAATAAAAATAGGTATAGCTTTAAGTTTTGGAAAAGCAGAAGACAAAATCAAAATAAGCTATTTGTCGGCACTTGTAGAACAAAATTGGTTACTATTCAGAAAACTAGATGAGATCAGTCAAAAATTAAATAAGTAAAAGCAATATAGTATTGCAAGTATCTGTTTACAACAGGTACTTTTTTTACGCCCCGAAAGGAGGTTAACATGATTGAACTTGAAACAAAAGGCTTTCAGGAAATGATTGACACACTTGAAAAAATGGATAAGGCAGGGGAAAATATATTTAAAAAAGCACTTAACGAAGGTGCGAAACCTGTTTTAAAGGCTATGAAAAATAAGGTTTATTCAATTTTACATAAAAGGTCAGGAGAGCTACAGAACAATATAAAAATGGGCACTGTTCGCAAGGGCAAAAGCGGCACATATTCGCAGATAGTAGGTGTTTCAAAAGGTGATATATCGAAAGCCTATTATGGAAAGTTCAGTGAATACGGAAGCTCTCATGAACCCGCGCGCCCGTGGATTAGACCTGCTTTTGATGAAAGCAAGGAAGAAGCATATCAAATAATAGAACAAGTTATGTCCGATGGCATAGAGAACGCGTTTAAGGGGTGATTTGATTGGCAGATAAAACAATGATTACAAAATTAATACTTGATGCATCAAGTTATCAAAAATCTATCCAGATAGCAAAAGCTGAAACCGCAACTATTAAAAAGGAAATGGAACTCTGGATGGTTGAGAATAATAAGACTAAAGATAGTCTTTCTGGATTGGTAAAACAGGTCAAAACAAATGCCGACACACAGAAAATCTTATCTGCTGAAATTGCTAAAACCAAACAGCAGCACGCAGAGGTTTCAGAGAAAATGGGCGCGAATTCTACTGCTGCTGTGAAGCTGAAAAATAACCTGCTCGATATGCAAATCGCACAGGCGAAACTAAGCAAAGAACTTGGCGGTGGGCTTACTCATTTGCAGAATTTCAAGAATTATATGGGCGCGGCTGGAGATCAATTGCAAAAGGTTGGAGACAAAATGATAACGGCAGGAAAGGGCATGTCAACATATATCACCGCTCCTGCAATTGCTGCCGGTGCTGGTATCCTTAAACTGGCAAACGATTCTGCTGTATATGCAGATACGCTTGGCGTTATGTCTGAAAAGACAGGCATGAGCCTTAAATCCTTACAGGAAATGCAGTTTGTGACTAATCAACTTGACATAGACTTTTCAACAATTCAGGACTCCATGGCTCAATTTACCAACAAGTTAAAAGGTGTTGAAAAAGATTCTGGTGATTCTGCAAAGGCCATGAAAGCATTAGGGATAAGCATGGAGGATTCAGGAGGAAAGACGAAGCCAATATCTGACATATATTCAGAAGTAATAAATAAGCTTTCTGGAATGAAAAATGAATCTGATAGAAACATTCTCGCATCGTCTTTATTCGGGAAGTCATGGCAGAATATAGCCCCTATGCTGGAAGCTGGCAGCGCGGAAATTGAGAGACTAAAAAAACAGGCGCACGACCTCGGGCTGGTGCTGAGTGATGAAAGTATAGAGAAAGCGCGTGCTTTCGGCGACCAGATGGATGCCTTGAAAATGCAGTTCAAAGTTGCTGGGGCTGAAATCGGAACGTCGTTCATGCCGATACTTACAGATACTTTGATACCATTTATCCAGAATAGCGTTATACCTGCGATTAAGTCTTTTGCAGAACACATTACAGGCTTAATCAATTGGTTTAAAAAATTATCTCCAGAATCACAAAGGCTTATCGGCTATATCATAGGGATAGCCATAGCAATAGGCCCGGCATTAATTGCATTTGGGAGTCTTTCAGGTGCTATAGGAAAGATCATAGGTGGAATACGTTTACTTATTCCGATAATAACAGGCCTGTTTTCTCCGATTGGATTGGCAGTTGCTGGAACACTTGCATTTAATGCCGCATTGATATACCTATATAACACCAGTCCACAGGTTAAAGGAGTAATGGACTGGATGTGGAAGGCTGTACGATATGGCGCAATACAGGCTATATCACCCATCCTTCAGGTGCGCGATGCAATAATATCTATTATAAATTTTACCTCAAAACTTACAACCGGAAAGGAACTTATAACAGGGGTTAAGACTTACGGTGAAATCATAAAGGAAATATGGACAACAAGTTCTGACTTCGGAAAGGATATGCATGATACGCTTTCCAAAGTTATCCCATTAGATGAAATTGGAAAAATATTCAATGATGTTAAAGGCCTTTTCAAAAGCATACCCGCTGCCGCAGAGTCAGTTGAACCCGACATGAAAAATGCAGGCAAAGATACAGCAGATGCATACACCGATGGCATTAAGCTCGGTGGAGAAGAAGCAGCAAAAGCGGCGGCTGACATGGCGGAAAAAGCCCGTCAGGAAATGATAGGCAATATCAACAGCCTCAACAGCGCGGTGTTATCCGCTTTAAGGCGCAGATATGATGCACAAAAAAGACTTGACGAAAACGCCCTGCAAGCTGAGTCTGACAACCTCGAAAAGTGGAAAGACAAACAGCTTAAATATATAAGCGATATCCACGACAAGGCCGTAAGTGCGCTTGGCTTTGAGACAAAAGGAAAGGTATCGGCTATTCAGTCTCAAATTGACGCTATCGATGAGCGCGAGAAAGCTGAGGAAAAAGCAAAACAGAACAAGGAAGAGCTTGACAAAATTGTATCCCTCAACTCGAAACTTGCAACCGAAGCAGATGCTGAAAAGAAATTGCAGATCCAGGATGAATTAAACTCTACTCTTGAATCGCGGAATGAACGTCTGCATAGAGACGAGGTTGACTTGCAAAGAGAATCATTACAGAAGCAGATTGAGAGTATCAGGACTGCAGCAGAAGTCAAACAAGACCAGCTTGACGCAGATTTTAAAGCTCAGGAAGAAAACCTTAATTTACAATATGCCAACGAAAAGACTAATCTTGACAAACGGAAAGCGAACATTGACCAGTATTATTCCGATGTTACGAGCGCCGCTAAGTTGGCTGCTGAGTCTGAAAAGTTAATCATGGGACAGAATCAAGCGGAAATGGCTGAACTTCTTAAGACCTATGGAAACGAATATGAGGATTCTGGAAAGTCTTTGGGCGAAAGATTCTTCGACGGCTTTAAGTCGTGGGCAGGCCAGGTTGCAGAATTGATTCAAAATGTTAGTAAGCCTTCACAGAACAATCAAAAAATCATTGACACAATGAAGGGCAATAGTGCAGCTTGGAGCACAGCCTCGGCAACCGAAAAGAAACGCCTTGCAGACTTAAATTTAAAGCTTGGCGAATCCATCGGCATGACAAGAGGGGATGATGGCGTTTGGAGAAATCCTGACGGCTCAAGGGCATATGCCAACGGAACAAATAATGCTGCGCCTGGATGGGCATGGACAGGAGAAAAAGGCCCCGAACTCATAAACTTTAAAGGCGGCGAATCTGTTATTCCAAACAATAAACTTGGCGGGAATGTCACGATTAACATCAATAATCCAATTATAAAAGACGATTACGACATAAACAAGATAGGCGATAAGCTTGTTTCGCATCTGAAATCACGGGGCGTCAAACTCGCAACGCCATATTAGGGGGTTCACAAAATGGGAATAGCAATTGAAATAGAGGGCGTCGATAAGACGTCCCTTGTACAACAAAAGCAACTATCTATCACGGATGAATTGAACAGTAGAAATACTTATGATTTTGAGATAGTAGATGCAACGGGCGTATACCGTCCGGCAATAGGGCAGGATGTTGTTGTCTATGGTGGAAATCCAATAAATATTATTTTCGCCGGTACAATTGACAATGCATATGAGTATAGCCCCAACAATGACAGGACGGACGCGCTGGCTTATAAACTGCAATGCGTGGACTATAATCAACTATGTGACAGGTTCCTTGTAGCTGAGGCGTACGAGGCACATCTTGCGGGGGATATAGTCAAACATATCATAAACGATTTTATCAACGTGACATTACCAGGGGAAGGTGTGACATATGCGAATGTCCAGGATGGCCCTACAATAAGTAAGGCTGTTTTCAATTATATCTATGCGACACAGGCGCTTGATGAACTGGCAGAGATTAGTGGGTTTTCATGGTGGATAGACTACGATAAAGACATGCACTTTTGTTCACGATTAACAAATGCAGCTCCGTTTAGTCTAACTGATACCTCAAATAATTTCAGAGGATTCGGGATAAGGCATACACGGCAGGACTACAGAAACAAGCAGTATTTCCGCGGAGGACAGGACATTTCATCGGCGTTAACCGAGACATTCAAGGGTGATGGCGAGACTGCTACATTTTCACTTACTCTTCCATGTGCAAAAGTCCCGACAAATATAAATATAGATGGCGGGGCAGCGTTAAACGTAGGCATTCGCCAAGTTGAAACAGGCAAAGATTGGTATTGGAGCGAGGGGGACAGGGAAATTACACAGGAATCAGGCGCGGCAAAACTTAGTGCTGCAAATGTATTATCTGTGACATATCAGGGATATTTTCCGATTATCGTCGAGAGTTTCAACGAGTCAGCCATAGCAGAACGTCAAGCCGTTGAGGGCGGCACGGGGATATATGAACATGCTGTGACCGATACGAGCATAAACACATCAGATGCGGTGCAGGAACGTGCAGAGGCACTTGTAAGGAAGTATGGAGAGATACCGGAAACGATAGAATTCGAGACTGATTCAGACGGACTAAAAGCGGGGCAATTGATATCTGTTAACCTTACAAAACATGCTGTCAATTCGGCTTATCTGATTCAAAAAGTAACTATTCGCGACATTACCGCTAACATTTTGAGGTATCAGGTCACGGCCTTAAGCGGTGAGAATATCGGCGGCTGGGTGGACTTTTTCAAGAAGTTGGCAAAGGCAGGACAGGGATATGTTATCAGGGAGAATGAGGTATTGCTGAAAATAAGAAAATTATCCGACAACTTAACACTAACTGATTCCCTATCGGCTACAAGTGCCGGTATAGAATCAAGAGTGGATTTTGCTTTAGTCGGATATTCGGAGGCAAAATAAAATGGAATATGTAAAAAATATGAAAAATGGTTTGCCGCTTGATGTAAATCTTGAAATATCGGTGAACGATTCCCAAACGGGTGAAGTTTTAAGGAAAGAAAGAATACATAATCTCGTTGTGACTTCCGGGAGAAATCTTGTTAGGGACTTATTAAATAGTGATACTGGTTTATCGGGATTGACTCACATTGCCATAAGCACGTCAACTTCTGCTGAAATAACTACCGACACAGGAATAGGTACTGAGGTTCACAGGGGGGCAATAACGCAAAAAACAGCATCCGCTGCAAATTTGAATTGTAAATATTATCTCCCGAGCGGCAGTGCAAACGG